GTCGGTTTCATCACAACATTTGTGGGCGCTGACTGGCAGACTTTTGTATTTGGACCTTGCATCCACAACGTGCTCAACCTCCACATGGTCGAGTTTCGCAAGACACTTCTCAGCATACTTGCGCACGACAGGCACATGGCCTGCTTCTATGCTCAAACCGATGAGCATTCCCTTAACTTCCCCCAAAGTCAACTTTTTAAGTGAGAATCCGATTTTCGGCAGCCTCTTGCCTATTTTCGGTCCTAGAACGTACCCTCCTTCCACTGGCCAAAACAGGGACGAACAGAACTCGACGCATTCCCAATCCGTCGAGATCTTGACTTTCGCAGTCCAACCTATGCTCAAATAATAGCTGATCATATTCTCTTTCAGCCTATCGAGTGCTGCCGAGCCATAATGGCCTTCAGCGACAGCGAGATTGTCGTCCCCATGCACAACCATACTTGGTTTTTCAGTGAACGGGTGTTCATAATTGGTATAAAAGTTGTCCATTGCGACCCCATTGTTCCATGAGTTGCGTACGGAGGTGTCCATCGAACCGCTCACCATAGTGTAAGGGGTCGAGTACTTCACTCCGCTAGAACTGTACCCTTTGCATTTCATCATCGCAACTTCGGCCATCTTAGCATATTGGGTTTCGTTTATGCCACACTTCTCATAAAGAACATGTCCGGCCATATACGCGCCCTCACCTTGACTGCCGTCAAAGTCCGTCATATCAACTTCCACAATAGTCACTGGTCTCAACCCAAATTGACCACGCCAGATACCGACTTCTTCTGCTGTCGACCCTCCAGTGTAGTAAATGTGGTTGTTAATGTCCCAGTACTTGGCAAGTTGTTTTGAAACTTTGTTCATGAAAGGACCAAAAGCAACATTGAGACGGTCAGTACCGCCTTGAATCGCTCGTGGTTTGAATGGTTGGGCAACGGGACCACCTTTCATGGTAGTCTCGCGCTTCACAAACATCTTCCTGATGAAATCCTGAAAATCTAAATCGCGCTCCTTCAGCGATTCAAATGCTACACGAAGTTGCACTTGTCTTTTCAGTGGGTACCTGAGTTTCCATTCCTCAAAATCGATTTCCAAATCTTCTTCAATCAATTCAAATGGCTCAGCGAGGATTTTCGCATGTTCAACTATTTGATCCCAGACCTGAGGGTCTGGCTCGGGGGTGTTTTTAAGCGCGCGATTACACAGAGCTACTGCTTCATTGTTCGGTGATGCGTATGGAACCAATGGAATGTAGTTGTTAAACGTCGGCGCGACGGGATAGAATTGTGGTTTGTCTTCAATGTGTTCACGTGACAACACACCAACTCGGGCATCGCTTTTAATTGGCATTAGCGGTACTTCTGACTCTGTGCCTGGTAGTCCATCAGGCCAAGCTTGACCTGCGTTGAACGATGGTCCACCCGCGGACGACCGATCAATGTTGTATTGTTCTGCAGTTTCAAATTCGTTAACGTCGCCGCCACAGCAAACGAAGAACGAAGTATCCAGATTAAGATTCTGACTCAATGCACGGTACATTCTCTTCCAACGAGTTGAACACAGTCCGTTAAA